GTGGCTACATCAATACGATGCACGTCAGGACTCCATGAACTGGCAGAAGGTGTGCGCGGGCTTGAGGTTGTTGAAGGTGGCCTCCAGCGCGGCATCGGTGACCGGGGTGGCGTTGGATGGACGGCGGTCGATGCGCACCTGCCAGACGAACAGCACGTCTTCCAGGTACAGCGGTTCATCCAGGTGGCTGTGCCCCACCCGCCACGGCTTGGGCTCGATGATCGTGATGGCATAGCCCGCTGCGGTGGCCAGGCGCACAAAGTACGGAATCGACAGGCCGCCCAGTTCGCCGAGTTTGGCCAACACGGCCTGCACGCGCTCGGAGGCACTGGCACTGGGTAGCGGACGCAGTCCCAGCACACGCTCCCAATCGGCGATCGCATCGCCGGTGGTGGCCGTGTGCATCGCATGTTCAACGGTCTGTGCGCGCTCCACCGCCTCCTGCAGGGCAGCGGCTTCGGCATCGATCACCGCGCCAACCACGCGGCCAGCAGGGTCATAGGCCACTGGTGGCAGCAGGGTACGCAACAGGCTGGCCAGGGTCATGGCATCAGCTCCAGGGTGACGCTGCCGAAGCGCACCCACTCCACGCGACGGGCGTCGACGATCGGGGTGAGGTTGGTCGCCGGCAGCAGCAGTTCGCGATCGAGCACGCCGGCCAGGCCAGACAGGACCGCTTCCAGGTGACTGCGGTACAGGGTTTCACCTGGCGCCAGCGGGTCCAGGGCAGCGGCAAGCTGCGGCGTGGCCGCTGCCTGCACCACCTCCAGGGTGTAACCGCTGATCAGTTTGACTTGGGCGGTGATATCGACGGTGATCAGGGTTGGCCCGAACACCAGGCAATCCCAGGCGGTGACCGGGCGGCGTTCGTCGATGTACTGCTGCACCTGGGCGATCAGTTCGGCCGAGGGCAGACCAGCATCGGAGACGATCACCACATCGACCGTGCCCAGGCCGCGGCGCAACGGGTAGACGTAGGCGGCGGTGACGCCGGGGACTTCGCGCGCCCAGCGCTGGTAGTCGTAGCGGTTGCCGCCGGCCGGCGGGCGGCGCATCAGGTCGAGCAGGCGATCGAGCAGCTCGGCATCGCTTTCGCGATCCACACCGCCGGTGAGGGCTTGGATCAGCTCGGCGGGGGTATCGATGCCGATTGGCGGGCTGGTCAATGCAACGCTGCCACTCAGTCCATTGGCGGCACTGCCGGCCACGCGGGCGGCTACGCGCACCGTGGCGCTGCCGTCCTGCCCGATCACCTCCTCGCTGGTAGTGACCAGCAGCGCGCCACTGGCGTGGCGCACGTCGGTGCCGATCGGCATCACCGCATCCTGGGTGCCGGTGATGCGCAAGGCGCCGCTGGCGATGGACGCCGCTTTGCGGGTGAGGCCGCGATCGCCTGCATGCAGCTCCAACGCCTCGGTATCAGCGGTGTCGGGAAAGATCTGCCGGTACAGCCAGCCCTGGTGCTGGTAGATGCCTTCGATGGCCGCACCGACGCCGGCCGCGCGCACATGGTGGTCGCTGTCTACGCCGATATCCGCGTCCGGTAACTGGTTGCGGATGTCGCGCAGAATGCCATCGCGGATGGCTTCATAGGGAGGCGTGGCTTGGGGCATGGGAGAGGCTCTTAAATCACGCTGACAGGGTGCTTAAAGGTTTGTCGCTGGCCGCTGGCGTCGATCAGCTCGATATCCAGCCAGAGCCGGCCGTCGCCGACCTGGCGGGTGCTTACCTGCAGACCTTGCGCACGACCGTCATCCAGCAGCGGCTGCAGGGCCTGCTCGGCATACTGGCGGGCCAGCACCGCAACGCGCGGTACATCCTTCTCGCGCTGCAGCTCATGCAGGCGGCTGCCCAAGGTAGGTGAGGCGAACCAACTGCCCAGCGGCACCATGAGGCGAAGATAGACCGCATTGGCCAGGGTGGTGATTCGCCTGCCTGTAAGGTCGCCGGTGTAGGGGTCGATCTGCGCGTCCATCACTGTTCCTGGTTGGGCGTGGCGGTGTCGCCGGGCCCGGGTTGCACGCCGCCATGGGTATGGCCGTTGTAGATCTCGCGGCCGGCGCTCATCGTGCGCACACCATCGCTGACCTCTCCATCGGCCTTGAAGTTGCCGGTGGCCTCTATCTCCGGGGTCTCAAAGCGCACCTTGGTGGCTGCCTTGACCAGCAGCGTGTCGGTGACGATTTCAACAAGACGGCCGCGCTTGAGGTGGATGTGGTCACCTTCATCGGTATGCACGGCGACTTCGCCGGGCTGCAGCTGGATGCGGTAGCGGCCGTCAACGCTGGCGATGATGATGCCGTGGGCTGAAGAGCCACCCAGCGGCAGCACTACCACTTCGGCACCGGACAGCGGTGCGCTGGCCAGACCGTAATGCTGCATCAGCTCGACCTGCAGCTGCTCGCCGTCTAAACCGGTGATCTGCGCTGCGGGCATGGCCTGGGTGGCATCCAGGCGTTGCAGCACGCCTCGCAGTGCTTGACGGACGGCGGTGCCGGCGCGTTGGGCGGTGCGGGTCATGGTACGGGCCAGGCTCACAGGTACTGGTCTCCATCGTCGGCAGCCTTGCTCTTGCGCTTGCGTGCTTTGCCCTTCGCAGTGGGCTCGCCGATGATCCAGGCCTTGTCCTCGCGCAGACGCAGTTCGGTGATCGCGCCCTGCGCGCGGGTCAGACGCAGGGTGCGGCCCATGACGAAGTAGACGCCATCAAGCCCGTGCGGCTCGCTGAGCAGATTCACGCGTTGGCCCGGCGCCCAGACGGCGCCGCCACTGGCACGCCACCCGGGTAAGAGCGCCCGCGCCTCGAAGCCTTCCATCAGGCTGTCGGCGAGCAGCTTCTTGGCCCGTGAGGTGGCCAGGCTATTGCTGTCGCAGGCGCCATCAACGACCACGCGCGGGCGGAAGATGCCACGCCGGGCCAAGGCGTCATCCTTGGCCTGGGCCTTGAGGCTGGTCCGGTTGTTGCCCCAGTCGTTGCCGTCGAAGGCACCATGCTGGCCGAGCACGGTGATGTCGCTGTAACGCTGGGCGATGCTGCGGCGCACGCTGAGCCGCTCGATGTTGTTGCCCTGGCCGTCACGGCGCAGCTGCAGGCGGCCGACCGGGGCTGCGCTGTAGTCAGGCCCACCGACCACCAGGGTGCCGTCCGGCTCGATCCAGGGCCATGCACCACTGGCCTCGGCAATCTGCTGCAGTACGTCCCAGGCACTTTGTCCGGGCTGGATCTGCACACGGCGGCGCACCGCAGTGCCTGGCACCTGCAGGCGTACACGGTCGATGCCCAGCGGTTTGCCCACCTGGTCGATGATCTGCTGCAGGCTGGCATCGCGCATCGATACGAAGGGCGTGGAGCAGTCAACCAGGAAGCCGGCCAGGTCGCGGCCATTGATGCGCATGGTGCGATTGCTGCGCGATACCTCCTGCTCGACTTCATCCAGCCGCCCGGTCAGGACGATGTCATCGCCGAGTTGCAGCTGACACGGCGCGCCCTCGGCGACCTCGGTGGGTAGCGCGCCACCCTGGTCGGTATGCAGCTCCAGTTCGAAGGCATCGGCGGCGATGAGCAGGTCGCTATCGACCGACCAACCGCTCCAACGCTCATTGACCACGCCGCCGACGGTCAGGCGGATCGACTCAGCGGGCATAGGCATGCAGCACCTCCCCGCGTGGCACGGCGTAGGGTTGCCGAAGTGAGGGGTTCAGGCGCAACAGCTCGTTGGCACGGCGGTGATCGCCGTACCACTGGTGCGCCAGGGCGCGCAGGCAGGTGTCGCTGGATACGGTGCGCAGCATCAGGGGCGGCCGGGCCAGGATCACCCGGCGCGCCCCGGCCTGCAGGAGCGCGGCCAGATTGCGCAGGGGTTCGATCACCTGCAGGGCTTCTTCCACGGCATACAGCCGGCGATGCAGGCCGATCGCGCCCTGCAGCATCGACCGTGCCTGGCCGGTGAGACGGTCGATATCCTGCGGAGTCATCGTGGTATCGACACGCTCGGCGTCGAGAATGTCCGACACCGCGCGGGTCAACGTCAGCGCCTGCTCGGTGGCCACCAGCACGACCAGACCGAGCGCGTGGGCATTGAGCGGTTCATCCGGAAAGCCATTGGACAGGTCGGCGTCGATCGTCGGGGCGACGCCGCGCCGGCCGGCGTCGAGCTGGCTGGTCCAAATACGGCTGGCCAGCGCCGGCAGTTCGTTGGCGCCGGGCAGCTCGCGTGGCAGCAACGTTGCGACCAAGGCGCGGGCATCGAGGGTGTCATCGCTGTGCGAGGGCACACTGGCTTCCAGCAGGCCGCGCACCTCGACCGGTACACGGGCCGCAGCGGCGATCGGGTCGAACGCCGACACCGGCTTGTTGGCCAGCCCGGCCAGGCCGGCCAACACGCCCTGAGTCTGGCTGCGCAGCTGTGCCAGGCGCACGCCGATACCGGGCAAGCCAACCAGCTGCTCGACCAGGCCGACCCAACCACCGCCCAGATACCCTTGCGCCTGGGCGACCAGGCCATCGACCCGACTCAGCAGGTCGCGGACCTGGTCGCGCCAGTCACGCGGGTCGGCGTCCTCGAGCGCGGCGATCGCGCCTTCGCTGGTCTGGAAGGTGCGCTGGAAGAAATCAGGGTTCGGCTCACTTTCAACGAAGACCAGGGCGACCTCGGCATAGTCCGGGCGCTCGGCGTCGTGGCTGACTTCCCAGTCGTCCACGGCAACGTTGACGCTGCCGTAGATGGGGTGGATCAACTCGCCTCCACCGGCGGTTTCCACGGCGGTAATCAGCGTTTGCAGCGCGGTTTCGTAGGCATCGCCGTAAAACACCGCACGCAGGTTGAAGACCAGTGCTTCGCGGCCGAGATCCTCTACGGTGTCGCCGTTGCGGTACGGGGTGCCATGACGGGCCAGCGAGCGCTTGCCCTTCAATGTGTCGCCCAGCACCTGCAGCGGCACGTCGCGGAACTTGGCATCGAGCAGGTCGGTTTCCCAGCTCATTGACCGCGCCTGGCATCGCGCTCGACGCGCTGGCCGATATCAGCGGTCAACCACGGGACATCGGCCGTCACCTGCACCT